AGCGAAAGCGAAAAGAAAAAAGAAGATTGGATGAACGCCAAATGGCGTCCCATGATGGGCTGGATGTACATGTTGGTCTGTGTCATGGACATGGTCATATTCCCTGTGTTATGGAGTCTGTTGCAGACTGTGACCAAAACACCTATTACTCAATGGAATCCTTTGACCTTGCAAGGTGCGGGTCTATTCCACATTGCCATGGGTGCAGTGCTAGGTATTGCGGCATTTGGTCGTACACAGGAAAAACTAAATGGCGCTAACAACGGCGGAATACAGGCACCGGCGGCCACAGGCTTTGGGGCACCAGCAATAGCCAATGCCAACACTGGCTTTGGCGGCACAAACTTTACCGGTAACACCACAGTGATCACAGGTGCTAAACCTGCATTTGGCGGCCCAAGCACTGGATTTGGCTCAGCACCGTCAGCACTACCTCCGGGATTTGGTGCAACTAACAAGCCAAACTTTGTTGAAGAACCCATGCCCGATCTACCACCGGCCAATCCTAGAGGTGCCTAATGGGTGACTTTTTCAAACTAGTAGCCGAACTAGGATTTCCCATTGCGGCCGCAATGGGTGCCGGCTACTTTGTATTTCTTACCTTGAAATTTATTCTAGCAGGTGTAACTTCCAGTGTCAATGGCATCAAAGGTATTATTGGCGCACTGGATAATCGTGTTAAAACCATGAATCATGATGTGATTCGTATTGACACAGTGGTATCAAATGCACTAGGACTTAAACCGGATGTAGACCGTATTGCACGTGCAGACGGAAAAAATGATGCAAGGCGAGATTAATGAGATATTTTGACTATGATTGGGATTTGTATCATGACAGGATTATCCTTGACAAAGAGCTGAACACTGTGGGATTGGGTTGGAAACACGGTGATCATTTTAAGCTAGTAATTGATGAGCAAGGTCGCCAGCAACTGGTCAAGGTCGATCCTATTATACTTTTTGCAGAGGGGTATGAATTTGAATAAGTGGTCCGAATGGTATGACGGTTTACCCGAGCATACCAAAAAATATTTAGAAAGTCAGCCCATATGGCATGATCGAGACATGTGGCGTGCGGGCATTGTGGGCAGTATCATAGGATTTCTAGTGGGTGTTGTAGTTGGTTTTGAGTGGGCATGGAGACCTGTAGTTGCTGTAATTAGACCTTTGGTTGGATAATAATATGGATGTAGTAGAATTAGTCAACAAGTATGGTTTCCCCATAGTGGCCGCGGGCGGTATGGGATACCTGATCTATTATGTGTGGGAGTGGGCCACTAAAGAAATTAAACCCGTACTAGGTGAGGCTAATACTACTCTGATTGCCTTGATTGATCGCATACGCATGCTCGACAACGATCTAATTCGACTCAATCAAAAAGTAAATACAGTATTACACCTGCGTGGTAAAATCATTGAAGGCGAACGTGTACTTGAGGCACAAAAAGTAGACAACGAAGCTGATAAGAAATTTAAGAAAGCTGTTATCGATGCCGAAACAAAAGGACCCAAGTCTAAGCGCAGTGAAGACGACAATACAGCGTCCAGCGGAGAAGGTTAATGCTACTCACTATTAAAAAAATCAACGAGACAGTCAACGACAAAGTTTGTCTATACGGTCTACTGACCGGGGTTTGTATCAGCGCACTACTTTTTAAGATTTTTTTAATAGCCAGCTATCTTATTCGCTGATCTCGTTCAATATCAAATTCTTCGCATTGTTCCCCATATTGTATTTCTACAATACGACAGGGCTGTTCAAATGGATTGGTCAGCTGATGCCACTCTCCCTGAGGAATATGTGTTTCCTGATGCAGGTCAAGAGTCTTAGGCGGAAAGTGATAACCGCTATTGGTCATTGATAGTACCACAGCTGATCCTTCCGTTACTAACCAATATTCGGATCTGTGCTTGTGCCTTTGCATACTAAGACTGGCACCCGGGTTTACTGTTAATTCTTTGACCTTGCAACCCGGTACTGAATGTATCACTCGATAGTAGCCCCACGGACGTTCTGTTTTAGGAGCACGCCACTCTTCTAAGATCCATGAACTAGAATTCTTTTTGTCAAATCCACCGACACCAAACACAAAGGTTACATGTGGGTCAACAATGTCCATTTCTGGAATATTTTTATCTGTGCGGTCGCCGCCATTGGCAAATACTACATCATGTCCGGGATATCTTTTGAGTAGTTGATTGATAGCATCACGGCCAGAACCATCGCTGTCATCAATGGCCAGCACCTCACTAACTGCTTTGATATTGGTCAATACTGCCGCACGTTCATGCCATGGCATAAAACTACGACCTTTCTTGGCCTTTAGCCAATCATCGCTGTTGAGCCCCACAATCAACATGTCACCTAGTTTTTTTGCCGCATTTATGTAATCAATGTGTCCCGAGTGCAAGGGATCAAAGCCACCAGTTACTACAACAATTGTAAAATCTTCTCTCATGATGTATATTTATTTTGAATAAACTTCAATCTAAAGTAAGTTGCATCACGAGCATCTTCGAATGCAAAGTACCAAGTATACTCGCTGTAGTCGTCTGTGATACTGTAGAACCATTTGTTACTGTACAACGGTTCAAGTTGACACCAGGCCAAGGCTTCTTGCAATTCTAGGCCTGTAAAATTAGTATTGACTATTTCCATCTCAGAGCAAACAAGTCGGCGTCGACATCACTTTTGAACCAGAATTCGTAAGTGCCTTTTTCTTGCTCATTGGGCATGTTAATCAGTTTCCATTTCCATATGTCTTCAGTGTTGACCTTACACCAAGACAATATGGGATCCAAGCCCCCAAATTCTGCACGTACCACAATGGGTCTTTTTAACAGAGACACTTCATGATAATAGGTTTCCCAAATTTGATCAATTTCGGAATCACCAACTGCCATCGTCGATCCATACCCTGATGGTAATGAATAACCATCTACAATAATAGGTCCGTTCTTTTGGACCAGCCCATTCATTGGCTTCTCTGCCCACACGTGGTATGAGCCACCAATGTAGGGGATTTAGACTAAAACCTACACTAGCACCGCTGTAGTATAACCATTTCATAACCAAGTTAATACAAACATCATGTGATCGTCTTTGTGTTTGAAAGCAAAATACAAACGTTCATCCCGACTCATTGGATCAATGATGTTGCTGTCCTCCTTACTAACACGATGGATAGCATACGAATAATCGCCTTGGCAGTGTTGATCGCACCATTCTTCAACTTCATCGGCAAGGAATACCCAATCAGGATAACGAACACCTTGAATGCTGGCCACATGTTCATAGTCCTTAAAATATTCCTTAATAGTGTCTGCCCACTTATTATCGCATTTGGCATTGTAATTAGATGCTACTATACGATTTAGCTGATCGCCGAGACTGGTAAATGTTTCTTTGGTTTTCATGACCACCTTATGCGGAAAAATAAAGCTTCGGACGAGTTTTCAAATTGAAACACACCTTCTCCTTGATAATGCCAACCATGGCTACAATTGTCCCAACACCAATCCATGCATTCGGACCAACCGTTGTTTTTGGGAGCCATGACACTGACTGTGGTCCAAACGTTGGTCATGACCACCGTAACAAGAACAATTCTAATTCTTGTTTAGTTTTGAACTTAAACATGTCAAAGCTCATGCGAGTACCGCACCCTGTGTTGCGGCACCAATCTTGTACAGCCAGCATGGCTTCTTCATTGAATGAAGAATCATCATCCAGCGGGCTTAATTGTAACCATTTACCTCGAGGATACCTGTGGTTAAGTCTTCGAATACGATAACGAACCATTACCAACTTGAATTGTAGAATACCCTCAAGCCCAAGACCAATTCTGCACGTGCTTCACGAATAAACTGCAAGTCTTGTTCGCGATAGTACTCATCACTGTTGTTGCCAAAAAAGAATCCTTGGGTAGATGGCAAGCATCTTGAACGAACTGCCTCCTCGAGGTTGTTGAGATCTTCTATGGTTAGTTCAAGTTCGACCCCGTTAAAGGTGTCATATTCGAGCTGTTTACTTTCAGCAAGTTGCTCCATCCATCCTTGAAGATTAGGATGCTTGCGCCAATAGGCAATTTCGCGAGGCTTACTGACCTTGGGATTGATATAATCTTTGGTTTGCGGATCTAGTTCTGCACCATCCCAATAATCCCTTTGTTGACCTTGTTTAGTGGCCACGTATGCGTATTGATCAAGTCCCATTCTATCCTCTGCTAGTTGACGTTTCTTTTTCACTCTACTGTTTGACTGCGGTGCTCAAGTTCCTCTGCGGCTCGATTGCACACACTGGCAATCACTCGCAGAGTTTTGTACAGTTCATCAGCACTGATACTGTCGCTGTTAATGTGTTCAAGGCCGCGTTGAGCAGTGGCCACAAGATTTTTAATATATTCGTTCACGATTTAACTCCAAAATGTTCATTAAACACCTGCATCAAAGGCCTACCATCGGGACCGTGTGTCATGTCAGGAGGCAACAGACCGGCACATTCACGCACAATCAACTCGGCGAACTTTTGCTCCATAGGGCTTAGTGAATCTTCACTTGAAAATTTCAATCCCGCTTGTTTTGCTAGTTCTAAAAATTGTTCGTTCATGAGTTCACCGTATCATAGCAGTCATAACTGTCCTGAGGATAGTTAATCATGTCAAGTTCAATACCAAACACCCAGTCAATGGGCACGTTCAAACGTTTTGCAATAGCTTCGGGACTAAGCCCTCGCTCAAGCAGGTCGGAAATTTCCAAATGAAGTTGGCTCATTACACTCATATTAATCCCAATCTTTCTTGCCACCAAATTGTTCGTTGTAATCATAGCCTGCTTGATATGCTTCGATTTCTTCAGCAGTCATGTCACAGGCTTCTACGCGAGTGCCGTGGCCAGTACCTTGGGGCCACCAATGCGGATCACGAGGGCGATTATACCAGCTGTCAGCACTGCCACGATCAAAAGGATTGCCGTGTTGCTGTTCGTAGGTCTTGCCATTGAACTCATATTGAGTTATTAGTTCAAGCATCTCTATCTCCTTAGGCTTCGTTGAGGGTGGGTTGCAGTTCACGGATCAGTTCACGCTCACGTTGATGAGCCCAAGCCTTACCGCGTCCAGTTTCGAGAATAAACACTTCAAAAGCATCGGCACCAAAACGGCGCAGAGCCTTGTACAAGGGCCAGGCCTTGTTT